CACCACTCCGATGCCTGCGAACGCTCTGTACTTCGCAAAGTATCCGGGTCTGGTTGGTAACAGCCTGCGCATCTCTGTCTGCGACAGCGCGAACGCATACCAGTCCACCGTCGGCACCCTGTCCGTCGCGAACACCACTGCAGCCTTCACCTTCGCGGTTGGCTCCAGCACCGGCGTTCTGACCATCACCAACTCTGACGGTTCCAACACCATCGCTTCCAACGCAGCGACCACGGTCCTTGCGTCCATTCAGGTCGGCGACAAGCTGCTGATTGGTAACACCTCCGTTGGTCAGCAGTACGTTAAGGTCCTTGGCAAGTCTGCTCCAACCGTCACCTCCAACGGTGTCGCAACTGCTACGCTGACTCTTGAGTCCCGTGTCTCTGCAGCTGCTAACATCGCTCAGGCTACCGTCCAGCGTAACTGGGAGTTCTTCGAGCAGGTTTCTTCTGCTCCGGGCACCTCTGACTACGTTGCTCAGCGTGGTGGTACTGGTGACGAACTGCACATCGCTATCGTCGACGACGGTGGTGAGTTCACTGGCACCAAGGGCACCATTCTTGAACTGTTTGAAGGTCTATCCCGCGCGCGCGACGCTAAGTCCGAGCAGGGTGGTTCCATCTACTACAAGGACACCCTGAACTCTAGCTCCCGTTACGTCTGGTGGGCAGCTGACCGTGCAGGCGCAGCTTCCAACACCGCTGTCAACGTTGTTGCTTCTACCAACGCAGATCCTCTGTCCGTTCGATTCGTCAGCGGTACTGACTCTGCTGCTGAAGACACCATTGCTCTGACCGGTCTAACTGCGGCTTGGGACGTGTTCCGTAACTCCGAGTCCATCGACGTTTCTCTGCTGATTGCAGGTAAGGCACGTGGTGGTACTGGCGGCGAGCAGATGGCGAACTACGTGATCGACAACATCGTCGAGACTCGTAAGGACGCGATCCTGTTCATCTCCCCAGACCGTGCTGACGTTGTTGCTAACGTGAACGGTGAGGCTCAGGCGGTCATCGACTTCCGTAACCTAGTTCGTTCTACCTCTTACGCTGTCATGGACTCCGGCTACAAGTACATGTACGACAAGTACAATGACGTGTACCGTTACGTTCCTCTGTGCGGTGACATCGCTGGTCTAGCATGCCGTACTGACGAGACTCGCGACCCATGGTGGAGCCCAGCAGGTTTCAACCGTGGTCAGATCAAGAACATCGTCAAGCTGGCTTGGAACCCAGACAAGGCTAACCGTGACATTCTGTACAAGAACGCGGTCAACCCAGTCGTGTCCTTCCCAGGTCAGGGTACTGTTCTGTACGGTGACAAGACTCTGTTGAGCAAGCCAAGCGCGTTCGACCGAATCAATGTTCGCCGTCTGTTCATCGTCCTTGAGAAGTCCATCGCGACGGCGTCCAAGTTCACCATGTTCGAGTTCAACGATGAGTTCACTCGTGCCCAGTTCCGTAACTTGGTTGAGCCGTTCCTACGTGACGTTCAGGGTCGCCGTGGTCTGTACGACTTCCGCGTTGTCTGCGATGAAACCAACAACACCGCTGAGGTCATCGACCGCAACGAGTTCCGTGGTGACATCTACATCAAGCCAGCAAAGAGCATCAACTACATCCAGTTGAACTTCGTTGCTGTTCGTAGCGGCGTCGAGTTCGAAGAAATCGTCGGTCGCTTCTAACAGATAACAGGAGAATACAGAAATGGCTTTTGACATCAACGAAATCCGTGGTCAGCTACAGGGAGGCGGCGCTCGTCCGTCGCTCTTCCAGGTGCAGATCTCTCACCCTTCCATGGGTGACGGTGCGTTCAAGGTTCCATTCATGGTGAAGGCTGCGCAGTTGCCAGCCTCCACTGTCGGTGCGATTCCTGTTCCGTACTTCGGTCGTAACATCAAGGTCGCGGGTCCGCGTACCTATGAAAACTGGACCGTCACCGTCATCAACGACGAAGACTTCCGCGTTCGTCGTGGTCTAGAGGCTTGGTCTCGTCAGATCAACACCTACGTCGGCAACCTGCGTGGCTATGGTACTTCTGCTCCGGCTGAGTACAAGTCCCGCGCTCAGGTCCAGCAGTTCAGCCAGACCGGTCAGGTTCTTCGCACTTACGTGTTCGAAGGCATCTTCCCAATCAACGTCAGCGCTATCGACTTGGCTTGGGAAAATGGCGACGCGATCGAAGAATTCACCTGCGAATTCTCGCTAGACTACTTCACCATCGCTGGCGAACCAGAACGCTAATATCGCTGACTAAATAACTGATGGGCAGGGAAACCTGCCCATCAAGTCACGATCTTAGAAAGGGACACATAATGGCACTTGACCTATTTGGTTTCCGCTTCACAAGGAACAAGCCAGATCCAGAAACCCAGAACGACTCCTTCACCGCCAAAGTCGAAGACGATGGCGCAAGCATCGTTCAGGCAGGTGGAGCATATGGCACGTACCTAGACCTTGACGGCTCCGTCAAGAACGAAGCAGAACTGGTCACCCGATACCGCGAAATGTCGCTTCAGCCTGAGATCGACTCGGCGATTGACGACATCATCAACGAAATGGTTGTCTATGATGCGAACGACGAGCTCGTCACCATCAACCTAGACGACTGCGACTTCTACTCCGACAAGATCAAGAAGCGCATCACGCAGGAATTCGACGAAGTTCTGCGCCTATTCGACTTCAACTCTGCCGCCTATGACATCTGCCGCCGTTGGTACATCGACGGTCGCATGAACTATCACGTCATCATCGACGAAGACAATCCTCAGGACGGCATCCAAGAACTCCGCTACATCGACCCGCGCAAGATCCGCAAGATCCGTGAGATCCAGCGCGAGGGCGACAAGCACTCCATGTATTCCACGATCAAGACGAAGTCGGAATACTACATCTACAACGACCGTGGCTTCAGTCTGAAGGAAACGAACACCCAAGGTGCTCCGTACACTCAGGCAACTGGCATCAAGATCGCTCCAGATGCCATCATCCGCGTCACCTCTGGTCTGATGGACCCGACCAACACGATGGTTCTGAGCTATCTGCACAAGGCGATCAAGCCTCTGAACCAGCTGCGTACCCTTGAAGACGCCTCCGTCATCTACCGTCTGACTCGCGCACCTGAACGCCGCATCTTCTACATCGACGTTGGTTCGCTGCCGAAGGCTAAGGCTGAGCAGTACCTGCGCGACATGATGACCAAGCACAAGAACAAGGTCGTCTACGACGCTGCTACCGGTGAGATCCGCGACGACCGCAAGTTTATGACCATGCTGGAAGACTTCTGGCTGCCACGTCGTGAAGGTGGTCGCGGCACTGAGATCTCCACCCTACCCGGCTCTGGTTCGTTCAGTGACATGAGCGACATCGAATACTTCCTGAACAAGCTGTACAAGTCGCTGAACGTTCCAACGTCTCGACTGCAGTCTGACACTGCGTTCAACATGGGTCGCTCTTCTGAGATCACCCGTGACGAAATCAAGTTCGCGAAGTTCGTCAGCCGACTACGCATGCGCATGTCCATGATGTTCAGGCAGGCTCTCGAGAAGCAGCTGGTCCTGAAGAAGATCATCTCTGTCGAAGAGGCTCCGTTCCTATGGGCTCACGTCAAGTTCGACTTCAAGCGCGACAACATGTACGAGGAACTGAAGGAGATCGAAATCCTGCAGTCCCGTCTGGCTGTGCTGGAGCAGGTTGACAGCTACAACGGCAAGTATTTCTCCACTCCTTGGATCAAGAAGAACGTGCTTCGTCAGGACGAAGAGCTCATCAAGGAGATGCAGAAGGAGATGGACGAGGACGCTGCTCAGGCTATGGCTATGCCTGATGGCGGCGATGACGACCAAGGTGGAGACGAGGGTGGCGGACCGTCCCGTGCGATCATCCAACACCGTCGCGACAAGACTCCTCAGCCAAGCAAGGGCGTCGACAGCGGTAAGCCGAACCCGTTTGGCAAGCAAACCCCAAACCAATCTGGCGCACCGCCGACAGATAAATAAGAGATCAAGTTAGGAGATCCACATGGACATCAACGAAGAAGAGCTAATGGCTCAGATCCGCGCTTCTCTACAGGAGCAGGCAACGGCTGAAGGCATCGAGCTATCCGAAGAGGAACTGACCGAGCTTTCCAAGAAGACCCTTGGTTCATACATCAAGGCTGCTACTAATGACCTTGGCTTCCACATGCATTCCGCTGGGTCTCAAGCTATGCGACAGGTTTCTTCTACGAAGGGCTCTCGCGAACACGAGATGGCAAAGGCAAATTCCAAGGACGCGCATGCCAAGGCAAGTAAGCGTAAGCGCGGCATCGAGAAAGCTACAGACAAGCTGGTCAAGGAATCCATCGAGGACATGCTGCAAGCTGCTGTAGATGGCAAGCCAGTTGAGTTCGGCGCTGCTTTCAACAACGCAATCGGTGCTGTCGTCGCTGAGAAGATCGACGCGATGCGCCCAGAAGTTGCGGCAAGCCTATTCGGTGACAAGGAGTAATCCATGAAGACCTACACGCAACTAATGTCCGAGGTGGCACGCGCGCAGTCTCCTGCTGACAAGGAGTTCGTTGCGCTGCATCCGGTCTCCAAGAAGCAGTTCGTCAAGTATCCAGAAGGT